GCAATATGCACAACAAGCTTTGAAAGATACTCTCGTTAAGGGTATCGAGTCGTACTGGTTGTCGAAAGGTCACGTAAATTTTGCGGACCAATCGATTAATCAACGGCAAGCTATAAGAGGATCGAGGACAGGTCGATTAGCAACGATCGATCTTTCCGACGCGAGTGACCGTGTTCCACGGGAACTCGCATTGGCGATGTTCGATAGTAACCCGGATTTCCGGGATGCTATTGATGCATGTCGCTCGACTCGTGCAATTCTTCCGAATGGTACACTTGTGTATCCTCTTCGTAAATTTGCATCCATGGGGTCTGCTCTCTGCTTCCCAGTTGAGGCCATGTACTTTTACACTATATGTGTAAAGGCCTTACTGGAGAAGCGGAACCTTCCCGTAACACCGAGAAACGTTTATTCTGTTTCTCGTGTGATTCGCGTGTATGGTGACGACATTGTCGTCCCATCCACGGATGCGGTTGCGGTCATCGATCACCTACAAAAGTATAATTGTAAGGTGAACTCCTCTAAGACTTTCTGGAGTGGTTATTTCAGAGAGTCATGTGGTGTGGACGCCTACCGGGGTAAACAGGTTCAACCTGTTTATCTCAGAAAGCTGTTCCCTGATGACCGGCGTCAGGCTTCACAAATTATCTCCATAGTTGAAACTGCCAACCTCTTTTATTTAAAGGGTTATTGGCAGACAGCTACTTATCTATTCGAGAGAATAGAGGGACTCATAGGGTTTTTACCCTACGTGTCGGAGAATAGTGAAGGCCTGGGTCGTATCTCTATGTTGGGCTATCGTTCCTGTGAAAACTGGGACGATAACCTCCAATGTTTTAAAGTAACAACATTGGTTCCAACGCCCGTTCGTCGCACTGACGAATTGGAGGGATACGCCGCACTTATGGCGAGTTTAACCAGGCTTCGGATGCTTTCCGACTTGGAAGCACCGAGATCTCGTGACTCGTTAAAGTACACGGCACTGCACGGCGCAGTTGCATTACAACGCCGT